CGCTACTGCATTTGCACTACAACTGCTGATCCAGAAGGCCACCGACGAAAACGGCACCAAGTTGTTTTCATCGGCTGAAATAGACGTACTCAAAAACGAAGTACGCGACACCGACCTCCAAGTCCTGATGCTGGCGATCCTGTCAAGTGACGAAGAGACTGAAATCGACCCCAAGAACTAAAGGCGCAGCTCAAAAAGGACAATTGGCTGATGCTCCAGCTCCACATTTGTAAGGAGCTGGGGCTAACGCTGTCTGAACTGCGCCACCGAATGACCGAAGAAGAGATCCTGCTCTGGAGCGTGTTCTTCGAGATCCTGAACGACCAGCAAGAAGAAGCAATGCGAAAAGCAAAACGGCGCTAGCTACGCAGCTTTGGTAGACTGTATTTACAGGAGGGGTAACCATGTCAGCTTATCAGGCCAAAATTAGTCTGATTGTAGAAGGCGAACAAAAGATTAAAAGTTTACAAGATCGTGTTAATAGTTTATCTAAGCAAATAACAGAATTAAAAAAGTTAGACATAGGAGGTGTATTTGAGGATCCTGTAACTTCTGGAGCTGTATCAAAACTAAGAAAGGTTCGTCAAGACGAGGCAAAAGCTACAGACGGTATTATTAAAGGCCAGCGGTTACTAAATAACAGCACAGAACAAAGGTTAGTGCAACAGATAAAATTAAATGCCGCTGTAGATTTGTATGCTAGACGAGTAAACGAACTCGGACGCACAAGTGCAGGAGACCAGAAACAATTTCAGGCACGAATTGAGGATATACAAAAAGGATTTGAATTTTTTAAAGGTAAGGGTAGTGTACAAGGAGTTCAGGCGGTTGCTACCGAACTCGGTCGTATTGTAGAATACTCAAGAGAAGTCAACAGGCTTGAAACGGGCAGGATAAGATCGCAAGAACAACTACGCGGTTACTCTACAGAGATAGCTAAATACAAAGCACTCGGGCTAAACACAGCTAAAGCCGAAACTACGTTTGACAAACTTGCAGTAAATGCAGGAACAAATAAGTACGCTCTAGCGGAAAAATATAATGTAATCCTAGGTAGAAGACTACGTTTACTCCAAGACGAAGCAAGAATCCAAAAACAAGAAGTTGGACAAAAACAAAAAGCGGCAGACCAACAGAGAAAAGCGGGCGCTCAAAGAGCTGAATCCTTAGCCCTTGGCGTTGGGTTCCCCTTGATGTTTGGAGCAGGACCTGCTTCTATAGCGGGTTCTCTAGCGGGTTCGTTTGCAGGTAGTGGTTTCGGCGGCCAGATTTTAGGTGGCGCAATTGGCGCAGCGTTCGACAAAATTGGCGTTGCTGCAATTGAAGCAGGTAAATCTTTAGCCTTCCCAATTGAAGGCTTCGAGAAACTAAAAGAAGCCGGATTGTTTGCTAGCAGAGAACAAGAATACTACATATCCAAATTAATAGAAACCGGTCGAGTTGCGGAAGCAACGGCTGTAATACAGGCCGAGATGATAAAGAAGGTTGGAGTTAGAGGGGTAAACGATTTAGCAGCACTAGGCGAATCCAGTATTGAGTTAAGTAAAGTATGGGCAGAATTTAATTTACAGCTCCAGGCCGCATTAGCTGGACCAATGACCGGCTTATTAAAGTGGTTGACCGGAATTGTAGGATTAGTTGGTACAATAAATGCCGAAAAAACAACAGCAGAAGAAGTTAGAGCAGGACTTAGTAGCAAGGATCGCGCCAAGTTTGACAAGGAGATAACAAAAATCCGTAATGCTTATGGAGACGTACCAGGTAAAGCTATAACTTTTGAAGAAGCTCGTAAGCGTAAGGCGCAAGTAGTACAGGAATTTGAATCCCGGTCTAAGCCCCAATCAGTACGAGGTGTTCTGACGCCAGAAGACCGAGAAAAAGCTATTAAAGCCTCCGAACAGCAAGCAGACATAATTAAAGATGCGTACCGTACAGGTTTCCGTTTACAGCAACAAGGAATTGACTTGCAACGCCAAGGTTCGGATCTACAGAGACGTGTTGCTCAAGACATTTACAACAAGCAACAAGAGATACTACGCCTCCAGGTAGATAACGACCGCCAGCGCAAACAAGTTGCGATTGAGATGGTCGATCTTGAATACAGACGTCGGATCTCCAATGAAGAGGGCCGTGTTGCAGCGGTACTAGAAGCTGAAGCCGCGCTTATGAAAACTAAAGCGGAAGGCGAAGCAAACATTGAAGCCAAAAAACGCCTACTGGAACTAGACATTGACAAACAAAAACGCGAAACAGAGAATTACATTTTTGAGTTAGGCCGCACTATTGATGGCATCCGTCGCTCGACGCTTAGCCTTGAAATGGATGTTGCGGACTACCGCCTAAAGATCGAGCGTCAGATAGGCGAACAGCGCCGCATCGAAGAAGCCGGACAAGCTGCGGGAGCACCAGCAAGTGGTGGTATGGGTAAAGCTATTGAATACTTTACTGGCGACCCAAAACTAGGTGCAGCTGGTGGCTACCGTGCTGATCACGGTGGCAGTAATTACCACGATCACATTGCATATAAAACAGCCAAAGAAGCAAAAGAAGCCGCAGCACTTTTGAACCGTAGCGGGATTAAAACAACTGAATTAAAGGGCGTAAACCCAGTTGGCGGTCATGCCCCCCGCAGTTATCACTACAGCGGCCAAGCTTTTGATGTTCCAGGTGCTCAAGTTCCTGTAGGCCAAGAACCTGCACTATCAGCAAGAGTGCGAAAAATACTGCAAATAGGTACAGGTGCAATAAGTCCAGTATCTCAACAACTAACAACAGCGCAGAGTCCCATAAAGCGTCCAAATGTATCCACACCAAACGTTGCTGGTGTTCAAGCCGGTATGGGAGCTTACAACGAAAAAAATGCTGCATTAAGGAAAGAAGCTTTAAGCATCGAACAAGAATTAAACAATCTTGCCGTAAAAGCCGATCAACAGCGTGTACTTGACGCTGCTAGAGGACCTATCGAACTCAAACAACGCCGTGAGGCTGTCTTATATGCAGAAGCCAATCTTAACGTAGCGGATAAAACTAACTCCGCATTAGGAGAGCGTTTAGCATTAGAGGCGCAAAGTGCAGTAAAACTTGCCATAAGAAAAGAAGACGATAAAACAATATTAAGTAACTACGACATGGCTGTTAAAAAGCTTAAAGATGAAGGCAAAAATGTAAGTGCGTTTGTTGAGTTCAGAAAGGAGCTTGTACAGGCTCAAAAAGACGGCATTCTTAATACACAAGAACAAATAAAACTGGATCTGCGCCTATTAGATATTGCAGAACGAGATCGTGTCATTAAGGAAAAAGCAGCTATCCAAGCACAGTTAGGTGTAACCGGTAAAGGACTTCAAGCTGGTTTTATAGGTCAAGCGGGACAAGCATTTGAAAGCGAAATGCTAAAAAGCAACGGCAATGTTGAGCAAGCGCAGGCCCTAGCAACACAAACCCAAGCACTGGAACTCGCTACCACCAAAGCCCGCGCACTGGAAGGTGCATATCAGGATATAGGTAGCGCCACGGCAAGCCTAATGACCGAAGGAGTTGCCGGGTTAGTAGCTGGAACGACAACAGCGCAGCAGGTATTTGCTGATTTCTTAGGCAGCATCGGCCAGGCTTTAATGAAAGCAGCGCAACAAATGATTGCCCAGTATTTAGCAATTGCCGCCGCAAGAGCACTAGCCGGATTGTTTGGTGGTGGCGGCAGTGCTATCGGTGGCGGCGACGCCTTTGGCGCCGCAGCATCAAGCTCTACTTTTAACGCTGGCACTAGCACAGCTTTCGGCGGCATGAACATCCCAGGTTTTGCTGCTGGCGGCAATCCACCAGTTGGCAAGGCATCACTGGTTGGCGAAAAAGGCCCTGAGCTATTCGTTCCATCGGCTGCTGGTACGATCATCCCAGCAGGCCCCACCGCAGGCATCCGCGAGGCAATGGCTAACGGTAATGGCAATGGCGCTACAGCACCCATACTTAATATGAGCTTTGAAACTACAAGATTTGGCAATACCGATTACGTTAGCCGTGAACAACTGGAAGCAGCAATGATGCAAACCAGAGCCGAAGCAACAAAAGCCGGTGCTAGACGTGGCATGACGATGACATTAGATAAACTACAACAATCACCATCCACCCGTAGCAGAGTAGGTTTAGGTTAATGGCTGCTTTCCCTTCTTTTGCACCAACTAGCCGTAGCTTTACGCCAGGCACCTATCCGCAACGTTCCTATCGTTCATTGTCAGGGGTGGTGACCAAACGCACATTTGGTAATGCACCAAGCCAATCAACACTAGATATGAGTTTTGATAATGTAACTGACTCAACTGTTACCGCGATCATTAATCATTATCGCAACCAAACCGCAGTTAATAGAAGATTTCAGCTATCTGCAACAACAATGGGCGGTATGGATTCCGGTTTAGTTAGCATTGCCAATGGTACGATTGATAATTTACGATTTGAATATAAAGATCCACCATCAGTGCAATCAGTAAGGCCAGGCCGTTCAAGCATTAGCGTATCACTAATTGGCGAAATCCGTGATCCCAGGAGTGATGATTGATGGCGCTTGACATCCGTATTGCACAGTTTTTTAAGTTACAAGCAGCTAATGGTCAAGAGCATTATTACCAGAATTATTTTGCTAATCAAACCATAAATTATGGCGGCAAATTATATAGCTTTGCACCATTCCGCGCTGAAGGAACAACAGCATCTTTAAACGGTGATAACAATGTATTGCAAGTATTATTTCCCAATGTAGATTTTGCAGTGCAATTACTTTATAGCAGCAATAGTAACCGCCTATCGGTGATGGAACTTACCACGCAATGGCTAACGGCTGAAAATGCTTACGCCGGAACAGCATTAACAGAATATTATATTGGTGTTGGTTCTTCTATTAGCGAAACTACTTTAGAGCTAAGATTTAGAAGTTCAATTGATAGCGTTTCATCCAACTTCCCAAACCGTACATTAACCCGCGAACTGGCTGGTATATTACCATTAGATGCGCAACTGGTCTTGCAATGAACATAACCACCAATGATTTAATCGGTTTGCAGTATGGCTGGGGGTATGCACCAGGCGATGGTACGGGCATGACAGACTGCTTTCAGCTTGTATGTGAAATGCGTCGCCGTATGGGAATGAGCGACTATAGCGAGCGGTTTGAATGGGTGTATGACCAATACACAGAAGATACATTCCGCAGACGATTGATACCACGATGGCTATTGCAGCATGGCACTAGACTAGGTGCGCCACAAGTTGGGGCCGTATTGTTACTACCAGGACATGCAGGCGCTGCATTAGCAACAGTAGTAACTGATGGTGCGCTATTCCTTGCACCTAGTGGTAATGTAGTGCGAACAAAATGGCCTGTTGATATGGGCTATTATTTCTGGATGAACTAATGCGTAAATTACTGCCATACGAATACCAGCTAATCGAACAGCTAGGGATTAGCAAGGAAGAATATTTAGAATTTATTGCTGTACAAGCTGCATATGACGACGTAAAGATCGGCACTGTTTTTGATGCACGTAGTGAAGTAGTTAGCGCTGTTGTAGCTATTGTCGGCCTTATATTTTCAGTGGCCTCAACTTTACTGCGGCCAAAGCCACAGATTTCAGCGCCAAGGGGCCAAGGGGTATCAGTTGGCACTCCACCGCCAGGTGCAGCAACTGAAGGCATTGGTGGTCAAGCGCAAACCCGTGAGCAACGTTTCTCACCGCGATTTGGTTTCAATGGTCAACAGGATTTAGCGAAATATGGCGATCCAGTAAATTTAATTTATTGCAACACTGACATCAATCCTAAAGGCGCTGTACGTGCCGCCACATCATTAGTCTGGAGCGCCGTGCGCAGTTATGGGTCATCGCAATTTGTACAGCTTTTATTGGTATTAGGTGCGGGACGTATTGCAGGTATAAATGCCGATAAGTCAGCATTTGGGCAAGTTGCATTAGAAGATTTAGTAGCACAAAATAAATTCTTTTACCACAACAACCAAGGCACGGGATTTTTAAGCTGGAACGACGAAGAATACGGTCGTGCATCAACAGATCCTACATTTTATGGCACCGGATTAAATAACCCATATCGACTGCAACCAGAGCCAGGCGATACCAGGATTGATGGCTTCAGCCAAGCATATAGCCCTGGGACTCAAAACGCATTTGGCGTTTATGGTGTTGTACCAATTAATACATTTGTATATCAACGCAACGATATAGGTAACAAGTTATCCGCCGTTTTAGGAATATCAGGCGATTATAGCTGGACAGCAGGCCAAGAATTAACAATAGATACAGCTATCACCTTAACAATAAAAAATACTAAAGATGATGTAGATGATGTAAATACACAAGCGCAAGAAACAAGGCGTACATTATCAAGTGTATTTGACGCAAGCGGCATATTTAAATTAGGTTCGGCTGTATTTAGAGTAACCAATATAAATACTGGCTCTCCAGATGAACAAGATATGATAATAAATTTAATTTGCATTGAACGTGGATTTGCGCCTTATGTAGCTTATGCAGATTTAACAGGAGCTAACTCAGGAGCGCAACGCAGTACAGAAATTTTAGATGAGCCCGCATATATAAATGCGCTAAACATTTTAAAAGTATTAGAGGTAGAGGATGAAAGAGTAGGGAAAAAACTTATAGGATACAACGACGATGGCAATATTTCTTCCTTTGAATATCAAGATTATACATTTGTTAATGTTATAGAAGGCACTGCACCAGAAGGATACGAATTAGCAGATGAAACTTTTGGCCCGAATGACGCTTTTGCGCGTGGTAGAGCTAAAACAGCTCAAGGGGTATATAAAACAAGATATGAAAGCCGTACCGCAGAAGACTATTACGGGGATGCGTTTAACCCTAGCCGTGGAGGCGACAACCTCGTATCTGTTGCTGTAGGATATTACAAAGCAAGAGATGTAACAAAAGATGAACTTGCAGCTTATTCAGTCTATAACCAAAAAAGAGCAAGTTCTCTTGAAGCTAGAAGCGGCGCGGAATTATTTTTTACCAAAGCTTTAGCCCGCGCTGAATCGGCATCATACCGCACTATTCAGCAATGCAATATTGTTGATTTTGCTATTAAAAGCCGCGTCTTCAAGCGTATATCAGGCAGGCAAGAACGCTATGGATCAAGTAATGTAGGCGGTTATCCCATCAGCGATAATGGCAACAAGAATCGCACTGCAATGTTTTTGTTTAAGTATCGTAAAGCTGGAGAAACTGCTTTTACTATAGCGCCAGCTATTATTGCCGTGAGTCGTGCTGCTGATATTGATAACTTTAACTATTTAAAATTTGCTAGTACATTGCCAACAGCGCAGTATTGGGAATTTAAATTAGAATCTATTGCAGAATCATTTGCTGAGATCAGAAAATATAAAGAGTTACGCAAAGACAATGGATCTACAGATTTTCTATACTTAGACAATTCACCTAATGCCGTCAGTATTTCTTTGCCTGGTGTGGGTACCTTACAAGCAGCAGGACGCATTTTGAATAGTAATGCAGGTTTCCCGCCTTTAAATGAAACTGTAAGCGGCATTTCTGAATGGGACTTATTTAATCTCGATGCTGATAACCAATGCCAGTTCTCGTTTGAAGCAGGCCCTGAATTTGCGCTTACTTGCGTAACAGAACAACAGACACAATCATTTAGTGCATTCCCAAATTTGTACAAAAACCTTAGCATGGTTGGCCTTAATTTATATTCTGGTCGTAATTTACAAGATCTCCGCAGCTTTACGGCATTCGTAACTAAGGGGCGTCTTTCAACCTTGCTAGATGGTGGCGGTGTTGGCTGTGCATGTCATGCGCCAGATATATTTTTAGATACTGTTGTCGATTCAGAAGATGGCATTGGTAAATATGCCAAAATTGAAGGCGTTGATGTTGCACAGCTCACAAAAACAAAACGGTTTTGCCGTGTAAATAAATTATTCATGGATGGTATTATTGCTGATACTACTAACTGGCGTCAGTTTTGGGTTGATGCAGCACCATTTAGCTTACTGGAATTTGCACGTATCGGCGGCAGGGAAACATTAATCCCAGCCGTACCATACGATGAGAATACTGGCGCGATGAGTCGCATTGTAAATGTAACGGCATTATTTAACCAAGGCAACATAATGGAAGGCAGTTATAAGGAAGAACATCTTGATTATGGCTCTAGCGTTCAAGATTTAATTGCAACCGTTGTATACCGTGGCGCCGATATAAATGGCACATTTTCAGCTAACCGCGCAATAGAAGTAAAGTTAAAAGATACATCAGAAGTTGATGCGGTACGCGAAACCTTTTATGTCGCGCAGTTTGTTAGTACTAGAGAGCAGGCAATAATCTATGGTAAATTCCTATGTCAAATACGGCGGCATATAAAGGTGGGCATTGAATTTAAGACATTTCCTACAATGGATCCTGTAAGCCCTGGTGCATTTATCTATGTTGATATTGGTCAAAATAGCTGGGACGGTATTCGTACAGGCATCATTGGCCCTGGCGGTGTGCTTAATATCCCGATGGATAATTCGTTACCAGATGCAAGCTACGAGTTTTTGCTATATCAAAGTGGTAATGCCGTGATTTCCAGAGTTGCTACCACTTCAAGCAATACTGCTGCCGGATTAGCTGACTTAGACGGTTACCTTTTTGTATTAGGCCAAAAGACCACTACTCGTCGTGTGTTCCGCGTAACAGAAGTAGAAATGGATGAAGAAGGCGAGATCACTGTACGTGGTACTAACTACCCATGCACCAGTGATGGGCTGTCTGAGATTGCTAATTTTAATGATGCCAAGTTTACCGTGATTGGTGCGTTAGACTAGCAACATCAGCACTCAGCTTTAATGGCTTACTACACCGGACGCACTGGCGCCTTATACCTAACTAGCACTGGCACGGGTGGAGTAACACCTGCAAGTAGCGAACAGGCACTAAAAATACGCGATTGGTCTTTGGAAACGACTTTAGAATTGCTTGAAACTACTACAATAGACACAGCCGTTAAAGGTTTCACCCCAGGAGCCGTTAGCTCTACCGGTAGTGCAACTGTCCTGTACTATCGCCGCGAAGGTACTACTAGCACTGAACCAGGTGTGCAGTTTGATCAATTTTTAGGTAAATTAATGAAATCGACAAATGCTGGTGTTACTGAAGCCGACCGCGTTGGCATTGTTTTACGTGTGGGTGCAACAGGCGGTTCGGGAGATGATGTTAAAGATGATATTGCGTTTAACGCTTACATAACCAGTGCATCGTTAGCAGTAAACACAGGAGAATTAGCATCCGTAGCAATCCAGTTTACAGTAGATGGTCCATTCCGTGAATTGATCGACGCATGACCTTTTTTCTAGGTCACTACGGCAAAATTAAACTACGCCGTAAATCTTCCATCAGTTTTACAAGTTCGATTCGTTCGGCTGATGTAAATACCACATTAAATCGTGTGGGCTTCGACGGCTCTCTTGAAAACATACTGACTGGAGACCGCTTAGTAATAACCACCACTGATGCACGAGGTCTTGATTTTTTACCTGCCTCCACATGGCCTGATGGCGGCGGCGTTACCCAAAATTCCGTAGTGCTGTACTGTCATATTAATGCCATGGGAGGCATACGCTTATTCAATACATTTAGCAATGCAGTAAACAATGTTCGAGCATACGAATATCCTTTGGAGGCGTTTGCCGGTAGCCAAATAAATATAACAGTACAAATTTTTGAATCTGTAGATCGAGTTTTAGGTAATGTAACCGGCTTCACTTTCAA